GGCCGTAGCTGTTGTGTTGGCGCGCTACACTGAAAGGAAATGCTCTTATGAACACAAATAGTTCCCTGTACCTATACCACTGCGTGTTAGTCAAGGTGGTCGACGGAGATACTGTCGACCTTGATGTAGACGTCGGGTTCCGGGTGACCCATCGAATCCGGGTCCGGCTGGCGGGATACAACGCCCCGGAGGTACACAACGTACCTAAGACCGGGGAAGACTACCAGAAGGGAGTCCGCGTTTCCGAGTACCTGAAGACACTACTTGAAGATACTCCTGCAGAGCTGCGGGTACGTACCTACAAGCTAGGCATCTACGCCCGGTACTCTGGGGACCTGTACATTCACTATCCAGACGGTTCAGTGTGCCATGTCAACCAAGCGGTTACTAACTTCATAAGCAGTTTGTAACGGGTCTAGTTAATTTACCCGCCTGATGTTTAACGAAGGTAGCTATACAATTAATTATTGAAAGGAAATCAAGTGAGTAAAGGAAAGCAAACCGAAATGTTCGTACCTGACCTTGGGGTCGACGTTGACCCTAACAAGTTCTACGTCATGGCCGACAGTGGTGCTATGTACGGTGGTATTGAGAACTCGTTCGATACTCGGGAGGCTGCCCTGGTCTGGGTGGAGCAATACAATTCGGATTTCACCAATCCGTTCGATATGATCGATTTGGATGACGTGGATGAGGTGATCCAAGGNAAGGACATCATCGCTGTCTATTCCGTAGCAGAGACCCCGGACGGCGAAAACTACAAAACCAATGAAAGTTTGTTCGACGAGGACCGCGAAGCTGGCGAAGGCTGGTGCGTGGTTGGCAAGAACGGGGAACCCGGTGCTGGGCTTTTTAATACTGAACAAGAAGCTAAGGACTTTGCACGAGACAACGGATATCCGGCTGATAGCGTCAAGCGGGCGTACTATGACGGGGACGGTAGCGAGATGAAGCTGATCGATGAGTCCGCGGCCAAGGTGTCTATGATCGACCTTAAGGCCCTCAGTACCAAGATGCGCGAGAAAGAAATCTTCGGCAAGCCCCGCGTCGAGTTCTACTGCAAGGACGACATCGAGCTCAAGAAAGTTACCAACTTTCTGGACTCGAAGGGTATCCCGTGGAACTGGGAGGGTCGCGGCAAGGGCCACTATGTTATTGTCGACAAGCAGTACGTGGGGGAGGGGACAGCGCGGGCGTGAACGAGTCCAACCCCCCGGGGGTGTGGAACTTGAACGCCAATGCCCAGGACGACGCTGTCATCATGGGTATTCTGGCCGAGGGTGGGATTCACGGTACCAAACCGATGCTTGTCAAGTGGTTCAGCAACGGAAAGACGGCGGAAGAGTTCATGAAGGACAAGGTAGTTAAATGGGCTATTGGCTGCAATAGTCTTGTTCGACAGAGGAACTTTTCTTCTGTTTGTCAAACAACCATGAGATAGGAGTACAGTATGAAGCGCAAGATGACCCGTAAAGAGGCGTTCGTCACCGCCCGTACCTTGGCCGAGTCCAAGGTTAAGTTCGTTAAAATGGAGGACGTGGAGGAGGGCGAGGTCTACGCCGTCGTCACCCCCACCATTGACGANCCCACCGTTACCTTCAAGGATGGTGATCTGCTGATCGGCCCGTTCTCCTCTGAGGAAGAAGCCCAAGCTGCCATTGGCGATGACGTGACTCTGGTCAGCGGCGATGCCGACGGCGGCCCCGTTACCGACATCGGTCTTGATGACGTGCTGGCCACCGAGCCCAAGACCGAGTCGAAGATTCGCTCGAACCTTATGCGCCTCCGCCGGCGAGCCATTGAGAGCACCCGGGCTGCCGTCCGACGAGCCATCATGCGGGAAGCTGTGGCCCTGGACGTGGACACCGACGTCAAGTCTGGCGATGCCTCCACCGAGAATGGTGCTGGTGCTACCAACCTAAGTAACTTGGCTACCTTCGTCAATGACCACGACACCGGTTCCACCGACACCACCGCTGGTGCCGCGGCCGACCAGTCCGCGTCCGCCGAAAACTCTGACGACAACCTCATTGAGGCCCGCGTTGGGGCCCTGGTGAACGTGTACGAGACTAAGACCGGCAGGAAAGTTGACACGGGAACCATTGCTGGTGCCAAGAACGGGTCCGTAGCTCTGGAAAGCGGTGAGTCGTATAGTCCTGCCAAGTACCGATTCCAAGTCTTGGCTATGTAATCAGAAGTAAGCCCTCTAGGCTCGGTGAGGAACTCTTTCGGGGTTCCTCACCAACTATATGGAGCTTAGTGTGGCCAAGCAATTGTACAAAGCGGGTGACTCTGTTACCCTACGCGCCGACGACGGTAGCGTGAAGTCGTTCAAGATCGAGAGCATTTTTTTGGGCGGGTCTAACGACCTTGCTGGTCAAGCCGTGGTGACGCTAATCGACGAGAACGGCGACACCATTCGTGTATTAGGCACCCGGATGTACTCCGCCCTAACCGAGAAGGTCGAGAGTCCCTCCCATCGTGTCGTCGAGTCGAGCGGTATGTCCGACGTCGTATGCAAGAACCAGCTGGTTCGTGTGTATAAGGCTGGTACCCAAGATCAGGTGGATACCGGTCTTGTGTCCGAGGTCACCAGCGAGGCCATCTTCGTGGCCGGCGAGGAGTACAAGCGGGCGGATCACGAGTTCCTCATACTCGCGTAACCGTGGACATCTTATATTCCCGTGCCGAGGTCGGCGTCAAGTTCGTGGTACCCTACCGGCTGAAGAAGGCGGTAGCCGGGTGGACGTACAACTACTGGGGGTTGCGGGGCAATACCACTGTCCTGTGTGACCGTTCGGTGGAGCCCGGGCAGGCAGTTACCCTGGTGAAAGTCAACGACAAGAAGCAGATAATCAGGGTTACCCCGTGCGAGTGCAACATAGCCGGGTTACCCGAGCTTACTTTCATGTCAAACAACATCGACCTTGACGAGACGGAAGAATACGAGTTCTCCTACGTAGGGTGCACCCCTTTGCTAGCCCTGGAAGAGTGCTATCACGGGAACAAGGTATACACGCTAGCCGTACTAGTAGAAGCGCAGTCGGCGACAATACGTGCATACTGTCACGGTAGTCGAACCCGCCTCACGTTTTACGTAGATAAAGGAGCGCGCCATGGCCGGCGGTAAGTCCAGCTTCCTAGCGGGTATCTTTACTCGCCGGAAGCAAGTGCAAAAGGGCGTCTCGGTTCGGGACGTCCAAACCCTACTAACCGACCTGGGGTACGACCTCAAGACAACCCCGGACGGGCAGCTAGTTCCGATACGGAGCGGTGAGGTCGACTACGACACCAGTGTCGACAACTTTCACAGTAAGTGGTCGTCGTCCACCTTGGACTCCGTAGACTTGGTAGCTAGTCGCTCCAGCCGTCTGAAAGCCTACAAGAAGATGGATAAGTCCGGAGCCGAGGGCTCCGTGGTGCTGGACGTTATCGCCGACGAGGTGGTGAACATCGGTGATTCATCCGAGGCATCCCTGGTCATCGAGATCAACGACAAAAACCTCCGCGAGAAGGTGATGGCCGTCCTGGAGTCCAACAACGTTCTAACATCGGTACGCGCCGATATCCGTAGCTTGTGCAAGTCGGGGGACTTCTCTTACACTGTTACGCGCCGAGATGGTAGTCGTCTTGTCCCGGAGCTCACCGAGGGTAACGCCGGAGAGTATACCAGCATTAAGTCTCCATTCTCGAAAGACGACCTGTCCGTGGTTTTTCGGACGTCTGAGACCTACGAGCTAGAGGCTAGTCGGAGCCGCATCTACGAGATGATCCTAGAAGACCCGACGGAACCCGGGGGTACCAAGGGAGGGGATAAGTTTTTCCCGTGGGAGTACGCCCTGTTCTCCATAGCCTCTCGGGATACGTTCCCGTACGGGCTCAGCGAGCTAGAGAAGATGCGGGTCCCATGGGAAAAACTAACCATCCTGGAGGACTTGCTGGCCATCACGCGTGCCAATCGGCTGGACAAGATCGCCATTACCGTGCCTGGGTTACGCGGGGACCCGTCCTCCGTGCTTAACAGGTTGTCGCAGTTGAAGAACAGCTTGCGCAATATATTACTGGGCGGCTCTGGTGCCCGCATTAGTCGTAATCAAGATACGTCCCTCGTAGACTACTTGTGGATTCCAGAGGGGTTCGATGCCAAGAAGCTGTCCACGTCCCTGGAGGTGTCCTCCATCGAGGACGTAGAGTATTTTAGGGACAAGCTTATCAACGCGTCCCGACTACCTAAGGGGTTCTTCTTAGCCAGCGAGGGGCAGGGCCAGCAGCGCCCCCTGTCTCTACGGCAGCAGGATATTAAGTTCGCCCGGTCTTTGATTCCAATCGGGGAAGCGTATTGCTTGGGACTCAAGAAGCTAATTACCCTGCTGGCGTTGTATCTGGGTGGGGATGTCTCTAAGACACCTGTGCGTGTGTACTTCAAGAAGTCCCCGTATATATCCGGGGAGCTCATGCAGACGTACAAGGACGCTTACGACCTAGTGAGTACCTACAAGGAGCTTAAAGGTACGTTCTCGGAGCAGATCCAAATCACTGACGTCGAGGTCAAGAAGCTGTTGGACTTGATCGGTATGCCACACGGCATGATGTTCCCAGACGATCAGGAATCAGCTCAAACCACCGAGCGCCGGTCGTTCTTCGAGGCTGCTGGTCAGCGGCCCTCGTACAGTAGTATTTTGGAGGCGGCCGCCAGTGACACCACGTGTAAAGTTTACCATTGAGCTGAACTTTGCCAGCCAAGTACAGCGGAAGCGGCTACTGTCGATGTATGGTAGTCGGTTCTCGGCACTGATTGGCGAAGCTAAACGCAAGAAGTACTTCTCGGTGGACCACGAGTATCTGCCCGGAATTCGCCAACTTTTATCGGGCGTAAGGAATGTGGAGGAACTAATCCCAGTCCTGCGGCCGGAGCTGTCTGAAGATGCGATTTTGCGGCTCACGGAGGTCGCCCCGCTGTTTAATGTGGCCCCCGTTGCTTTGCAGTCGTTCATACTCTTGGGGTTAGGATTTAGGAATGTAGAACGGAAAAATGTTACGTAAACTACTGATTGAGACCATTCAAGTCCAGCCGGTGCAAGTCGGCCGGCAAGCCGATTCCGGTCATTACCTCGTCGAGTCTTCTGGGGACAAGCTACTTGTTACCCTGCCAATGACCAAGCTAAACGAGAAGAACCTTAACGGTCGGGTGTACGGAACGCAAGTCATGGAGAGCGCTATCAAGCGCGCCGAGTCTGCGTTTCAGAACAAGGAGCTGCTGTCCTCCGTGAATGAGCACCCGGAGGAGCCCTACGTTACTCCTGGGGAGGCCTCTCATGTCGTGGTGGAGGCCTGGGTTGACGGCGACATCATGATGGGTAAGTGGGAAGTACTTCCCACCACTAATGGCAACAACCTCCGCGCCCTGATCGAGGCCAATGTCGCGTTCGGGGTGTCGATCCGTGGCCTGGGATCGCTGGACAACTACGGCAACATTCTTGAAGACTACGACTTCCTCGGCTGTGACTGCGTCGGCGACCCGTCGGCCCAGCTACGCGTTCGGCCTCAATTAGTGCGCGAAAATGCGCGCCCCAACTTTGCAACCAAGGACGGAAAGATGAACAAGGATCAGACCCTGAAGTACCTGAATGAACAGCGTGTGCTCATGGCCAACGAGTTGACTGCCGACAAGTTCGCTGCGTACCAGCGGGCCGCCGCCGTGGAAACGGTACTGTCGGAGTCCACCATGCTTGCCAAAGACTTGGCCAGCGTATACGGCGAGTGGAACAACATCAAGGATACCCTATTCAAGGAAGTCCACGCCAAGCCCGTTACTGAGTCTGCCGACAAGTCTTCTATGTACCGTAAGCTAGTGGAACAGCGCTCCAAGCAGCTGCACGCAATGGCCGCCGGTCTGAACCAACTAGCTACCAAGTCTAGGGCTGTTAAGGAAGCTGCCCTGGTCGCTCAGCGGCGGGGTAACCTCAAGGCTCGCGCCCTAGTTACCCACTTACGCGAGGCTGTGGGCCAGTCCGCCGCCTTGGTCAAGGAGAACGTTGTCCTACTCGGTGAGGCCACCAAGTACCGTCTGGCCTACAAGATTGCTGTGAAAGAAGCCGCCCGTCACCAGTTGGCCTACAGGATTGCTGTAAAGGAAGCCGCCAAGCTGGCCCGCGGGAACCCTCTCGTGGTATCCGAAAAGACCAACTTGATCGAGTCTGTGTGGACCTTCTTCACTGACGCCGACTACCAGACCTTCGCCGGGGCTGGCCGCCCGTTTGGAAAAATGGAGCCCATGATCAGCGAGGGCAACGACTACTCCGCCATTTTGGCTGGTACCGACAGTGGTGGTACCCAGATTCAGATGTTCGTGGCAGACGGCTCCACCTGGGCCAAGGACGTGGGTAGCTGGGCCGAGGCATATGAGTTCATACAGTCCGCCCCCAAGAATGTGATGGAAGATTTCAACATGGAAAGCGCCGGGTTCACGCTCATCGGCCACGGCTCGCAAGCCGAGTCCTTCAAGTCGAAGAAGGGTCAAGTCACCGAGGGCCGCGTTCTGCGGAACAGCAAGAGCGACCCCAAGGCCTCTACTAAGATAGGCTCGAAAGAGAGCCAGTCCCTACCCCCGGGTTGGATGTAACCGAAGAAGTTTAAAACTCCTGCACCATAGACAGTAAGATTCCAGTATCCACCAATCGTAAAGGAAACACCATGCAACTATTCGAACGCAAAATCCAAGAAGACCGCAGCAAGGCTGTCCAGCGTGTCTTGGACGAGAACCGCTCTTGGAAGAAGTACAAGTCCCTACTGGAAGCCCTGGAAGGCGCTGATTCGGCCCGCTCGGCTGTCGCCGCCAACTCCCTACTCGTTATGGAGAACCAAGCCCGGTTCATGGAGTCCGTTTCTCGCGACAAGCGGATGGAAGCCGTGTTCACTAACGCCCTGGGTACCCTGGTCCCGAAGATCATCGACATCGTTCGCGTCTTCTACCCGAACCTGATCAGCCATAAGCTGGTTGACATCCAGCCCATGGACCGCCAGAACGGCCAGATCGTGCTGGTCCGCCCGGTGTACTCGAACTCGGCTGGCGGCGTGACTGCCGGTCAGCAAGTGTTCCAGAACATCACCGACGGTACCTACGCGTCCGAGAACATCACCGCCGTAGTCAGCACGGGCAACGGTACTGCCACCACCCTGACTGGCACCCTGGACGTTGTTCCCGTCCGTTCCGGTACCGTCACCATCACCTGTGGTTCGGTTACCTGTACTGACAACGGCTCCGGTACCCTGACTGGCACCGGTGTCACCGGTACTATCGACTACACCAGTGGTGCGATCTCCCTTACCTACACCACTGCCCCCGCCAGTGGTACTAACGCCGTTGCCCAGTACCGGTACGATTCTGAGCAGAACTCCGCCCATACTCGTTCGCTGGATATCCAGATCACCAATCTCCCGATCACTGCCGAGCCGCATCCGCTCAAGGTGGTGTGGAGCCAGATGTCCCAGTTCGCGGCCGAGGGTCACTACAACCTGGACCTGGGTGATATGCTGACTCAGTTGGTTGGCTCCTTCATCAAGCAGGAGCGCGACATGCAGTTGATCAACCAGATCATCCTGCATGCCCAAGCCGACGTCTCCCTGAACTTCGACGCCACCCCGCCCACCAACTACTCGAAGCTGGCCCGCTACGCTGAAATGGGTGTTAAGCTAGACTACGCTGAGAGCCTGATCCAGTCCGAACTGGGCCGCGGTGGTGTGAGCTGGGTACTGTGTGGCTACAACGCTGCCAATATTTGGAGTCAGGTCAAGGGCTTCAAGGAATCCGGTGTTGTGGCTCCCATCGGACCGTACGAGATCGGTACCCTGCGCGACGGTACCGTGTCCGTCATTAAAGTCCCGACCATGGACGCGAACACCTACATCGTTGGCTTCAAGGGCTATGTCATCGGGGACAGCTCCATCGTCCTGGGCGACTACATCCCTCTGTATGCTACTCCGGTGTTCCAATCCCCGGACTTGTACAACGCCGCTGGTATGGTCTCACTCTACGCCAGTGTCGTGAACCAAGCCAAGTACTTCCGGAAGGGCACGGTCAGTAACTTCACTGCCTAACCGAATCCCCAAGCTTAGCTTGGGGGTTTGGAGCCTCACTGGGCCGCCAAGTAGGCGGCCCAAATATATATATA